GTCATTACCCTCTTTCAAGTCTGTAATATCTCCAAAATCTTCGTCAAAGAAACAATCAAGAATTTTACTGAATAGTTTAATACCTACGGATAGGATTTTAACTTGACCTGTTTCACGCTCAACTGCATTTAGATAAAAACGCTTACGAGCTTTAATTTGTCGGGCGATAGCCATATTGCCTTCGTCTTTAGTGTTCCAAAGTTTAAAACTTAGGTCACAAATAGGACAGTCATCACCCTTCACTCGGGGGCAATGGTGGTTCTTATCATTAATACGATGAATACCTGTTTCAGCGTAGAAATTTTCATCCGGGTCTTTAGCCGGTAGGACTCGCACTTGTGTAGTGCCTTCTTCCATCATTAAAAACTTCTTAAGGAAATCTGCTGTGTCCCCAGAAGGTTGTTTATTGATTTGGTTATACTTTTTACGTAATTCTTCGATGTTTACCATGTTATTATTAGTTGTTTAATTAGTTGAAAATAGTTTTGCTTCAGCTCTTTTATTGGCTGAGATTTGTACTAGGCAATCTTTCTGATGGTCTAGCGCGTTAATAAGGCTTTTAGCTAGTGAATACTTGCTATCAGCGTCTGCTAATTCTTGTTTAGCTTTTATAAGGTTGGGAACAGATAATACATACGAATTTAAAGCGCCTTGTGTTACTTTCTCCCCAACAAGTTCAAGATCTGCTCTTCGTTTCTCTCTAACTTCGGATTCTTTCTTATCTAACTCTATTGAGCTCTCATCTCTAACTCGCTTAGCGTAAGATAGAAGAGAAGCAAAATAAGCATAAATTGCAGAATGGTTCATCAACGTAGATTCAATATCAGAATCGTTGATTTGTAAATATTTCTTTGAAATGTTAAGATACTCATGTTCAAAGGTTCCGTACAGGTTTATAATTTCGTTATTCATTGTTCTTTATATTATAGACATTTTTGAAAGATTTTGGAGAAGATTTTCGAGAAAATATAAATTCAAAAAGTTCTGGGTTTAAAGCTACTAGCATCTGCATTATATTAGATGTAATAGTGGTTAGAAATTCATTTCTAATTCCTGGCATTTCGTCGTCATCGCCAAGTCCAAACAGTTGGAACCCTACATGAAGAATTTCATGAAGTAAAGTCCCTTTGTAATCAATTTCATCTTGGCTAGGGTCTACGTAAATTACATTAGTTGTTAAATCCACATAGCCATATAATTCATCTCCATCTACATCAGTTAAATCTTTCTGTATGATTTCATAAGACTTAAATCCTATATGTAAAATATTTGGGTGTTCATAACTCATTACTCTTGTCCTATTACTAGTCGTTGATAATCCATTTTAGCCGGGATAATAAATCTTGCCCTGCCGTTTCTGGATTTAATTATGTAAATTCTAGATTTACCTTTGTCGAATTCTTCTTCGTCTTGATTGATTGAGATAACTAAGTCGCATACACGGGTTTTTCCGTATGAATCTGCTAGCTCGGTATCTGTAATTAGCCTTACTTTTTTACCTTCACGATTTGTTTGGGTAGCTGTCCACATTAAGCACTTATGCTCAATAGCTAATCCTCTCAGTTCTTGAGCTAGGCGCTCTTGAGCTTGGTATTCAGCCATCTCACTATCAGTAGCTAGTAATTCTAAATAATCTACTATAATAACATCCGGTGAAAAGTTTTCGTAATTACTTAACTGATTTAAATAAGCACGAAGTTGGTTTACAGTTGCTCTTTTTGTAGGAAACTCTTTAATCTTAAGCTGACCTCTATCGGGAACTGTAGCGGTGACCTGGTCTAACCTACTTTTAAGGTCGTCACAGCGGTCTTTTAGTTGGTCTTGGCGAATACGTGAGAAAATACTATCGAGTCTCTGTGCTACCCTATCTTCCGCCATCTCTAATGTGATATAAAGAACATCAGCCCCGTCTAAACACGAACGAACAGCTTGATTAGCAAGGTAAAGAGATTTACCTACCCCAGGAGGAGCGACTACCATTGCCAACTCTTTGGAGGCTAACCCGCCTTCTAATGCTTCATTTAAGGATTCAAAAATTGTCCTATGTTCAGCATTATGCTTATCCGAATTTAAACGAGCCCAACGTTCTTCAATATCTGAGAAATAATCTAAACCTAAGTCTACATTACGGCTCACCGTTAATGCACCCCTCATAATAGGTTCTATTTCTGAGTACTTCTTAGATTTAACCATCTCAGCGGAGCGGATAATCGCATCTTTTAATGACTGCTCTTTAGCAAACCCTTCGACTAAATCTAATAGGTAATCTTCATTATTTAATGAGTTTTCATCTAAATTGTTAATAAGAGTTAACTCATCTCGGTAATCCGAAAATAATTCGTTTGAAGTTTTTACCTGTTTTACATCCTCTAAGATAAAATCATCCGATGGTAGTTTTTTGTACTTAATATAGTAATCTACTATAATCTTGTACATCTTTTGGTGTGAAGGGTATTCGAAGTACTCTGCTTTTACCATCGGCATGGCTTGGGTAAGAAACCCAGTATCCGATTTAGCTAAGTATATAATACCTCGTTGGATATTATCTGATAATTCATATGTGGTAGTCATTATTTTATAAAAGCTCTGAAGTTATAAAAATAGATACAAAAAAATTATTACTTTACCAATTGTTTCCAGTAGACCCAAAACCACCCTCATTACGAGATGTTTTTTCAGCAAAGAATGTATCCTTGTCTACGGAGTTTAACGTTATGACTGGAACTTCGTTAATTACCATTTGGGAAAATCTCTCACCTTTAAGGATTACAAAAGGTTCGTCGAGTTTTAAATTTCTAACGGCAACCATAACAGGACCTTTATACCCACTGTCAATAGTTCCAGGTGCATTTGGAATTATTATTGAAAGCTTAGAGTAAGAACTTCTTAATCTAATTTGACCTTCAAACCCAGGTGGGATATCTATCCTTAAGCCTACATCTACTAAAGTAGTTTGATTTGGCTCTATTCTGACATCTTCATTAGAGTATAAATCAAATCCTGCATCATTATCGTGCTTATAAGCTGGATCTGGATTTTCAGAGGTATTTAAAAAATTTATTATTGGCATTTAATTATCCTTTATGTTATGTCCGTCTTCAGACCTTTTTCTATCCTTATCGGACATTGCTTTTGCTACGGTCTGGGTTAAGTCCTTAGAAGACTTTCTACGCACTCTAGCTGTCTTAGGGTCTACCTTTTTAGCAAGCCCCTGTTCTACAGCCACATTATGATTTATTTTATAGTTAGTATATGGAGAAACTCCGGACTTACCCTCAATAGCTTCCTTAGTATTATCAATCTCTCCCTCTAACCAAGACTCTTCTACTTTTCTACGACTACTAGAACTAGAAGCTCTAGAATGTTCTTTTAAACCTACCCCATGCGCATTAATTTCCTGTCCACGTGCCGTTCTCTCAGATAGCTTCCCACAAGAAGGACATTCTTGCGGGTCTTGGTAATTTTCGCCACTTACAAGGTCACTAAAAACTTCTTCACAAGGTTTACAATAATAGTTGTAAAAAGGCATTACAATTTCTCCGCTGTAAAAGCTGTGCCTTTTTTCTCATCTCCCCAAAAATAAATCAGCCCTTTAATACCTAGTTTATCTTCGTCCATAACGCCTTCAAAATAGGCAAAAGGCATGTTAGCATCTCTAAAATTAATACTAAAGTCCGTAATACCCTCAGGGGTTACATCACCATGTGAAGCAAATATACGAATACGTTCCCATTCTGTATCCCACACACGACGAAGTCTTACTTCAGAATACATATCTAAAATATCCCATTCATCTTCCGCAAACTCTAAAATCAAAATAGAGTGGTTATCATCAGGAATAAGAGTCCACAGCCCTATCAAGTCCTCAGAATCCCAAGCTGGAGGGGGAGTATGACCTTCCCCTCCAGGACCACAGGCTCCTAACAATAATGCTAAAGTTGCTAATAATCTCATAGCTCACACACTCCATCTATACAAGTATCAATAGAAGATGCTAACTCTTCTAACTTCCCACCTGTAATTAAAGCGTTTAAATCTATTGTAGTGTGGTCAACCGTTTGAAGTGGTTCGTTACCTCTAGAACCTGCTCTATAAAAGGTTACACCTTTAAGGTCATGAGCTTGTGATAGCAAATCCTCATATAAAGTTTCTGCTTTATAATCATTAGGTAAGTTGCAAGTTTTTGAAACCGCAGAATCAATATGCGCCTGTACAACGGATTGAACTTTCATATGCTCTTCCGGAGTTACATCGTAAGCTCCTACACAGTGAGTTAAATCTCTACCCCTTAAATACATTTCCTTGAAGAGAGGGTCTATTACGATATTTTCGTTAAACACTCCTGGAGTTGTTGTTTTCCATGTCCGCTTATATACCGGGGCAAAGATAGGCTCGAGACCTGTAGATACTCCTAGTACCATGCTAATAGTTCCAGTTGGAGCTACAGTTAACATTACAGCGTTACGTAATCCGTTCTTTTTAATATCAGCACGAATTCTTGCAGGTATTGTCTTCATAAACTTTTCGTTTTTAAGTTTACTAAAATCATACTTTTCGAAACTTCCTTTTTCACGTGCAAGATACATAGATGCTTTATAAGCTTCATTTCGAATAGTTGAAAATAGACGTTCAAGGAATTCTAAACACGCTTCAGACCCATACTTAAATCCAGCTTTAATTAGGAAGTAATGCAGCCCTGTAACCCCAAGTCCAATTCGTCGGCTTCGCAAACCTACTTCTTCACATTCTTTAATTGGGAATGTATTAGCTGTTAGTACATTATCTAAGAACCTAACTCCGGTTCTAATTGTCCGAGCAAGTCTACGATAATCAATCTTACCATCCATGTCTACCATATTAGCCAAGTTAACATGACCCAAACAACAGTTACCATAGGCAGGAAGAGTAATCTCCCCACAAGGATTTGTAGCGGGCATTTCTTCAAAGTAAGATACATTAGTATACTCGTTAGCTAAATCAACATTGAACACTCCAGGTTCACCAGATTCAACTGCGTTATCTAAAAGTCTTTCCCAAATCTCTTTAGCTTTTAAAGGAGCTTTAACAGCATTGGAGAATGTATCAGACCACCCAGCCTTATGATTTTGGTCTGCGCGACCTAAAGCATCTTCCTCATCTTTAGCTACGACTTTAACTTGGTCAACTTCACCGTTTTCACTAGTACGGTCTACAGTATACATAAAAT